AAATGCTGCAAAACTCTCTCTCTTTGCAATGATTAGATCCAAATTTTCAATGTACTTATCCAATTCCTTATTATATTGTTCTTGTTCCTCTGTAGTCCAATTGATAATGTCACCAAGTTTTTCCTCGAAAATTGTACGAAGGTGTATAATAGCATTGTATCTTTCTTGTTCTTTGATTGTTTTCCCAATTAAATCATATTGAACTTTAAGGTCTTTGTACAAATCCTTCAGGATTTTTTCTAATCCCAATACTCCAGATGACGTATCATCAAAACCAGTTTTTAATTCTTTGGTTTTTGTTACAAAGTCAATCATCCTTTGTTCAACTTCACTGGGTAAAAGTCCAAGGAATTGTTCATTCATTTCTTTGATTTTTTTCACAAACAAATCAGTAACAACTGCTATGTCTTCACCAAATTGTTCTTTTATGGCTTTCCCCAAAGCAACGGCATTTTCAGCAAAAGCCTCTGCCCATGCTTTGGCATAAGTTCCCGCTGTATCAAACGCATCTATCGTAACTTTCTTAATTTTCTCGACAGCTATCTCTGCATCTTCCCGTCCTTCAGTAAAAGCCGCCCAAGGGTCTTCCCCCTTAATTATGGCGGTAATACTCCGAGCAAAACCACCAGCATCTTTAAGAAAATTACTAAGGTCTTCTTTAGCTTGTGAAATCATCTTATGCCAAGATTCGACAAACCATGGCACGAATGCTTGAATCACTGTTCCAAGATATTCATAAGTCAATTTGAACACATCAGCAAAGAGTACCAAATTATCTTTAATTTGTCCTATTCCCTTATTCCATGCTGCACGTACAGAATAGGCTACAGCTATCAACAAACCAGCTACAGCCACTACAGCCAAAGCTTCTATTGACACCAACCCCAAAGCAGCCACTAATTTGACCGTTGTAGCAATCCAAACATTAAATCCTATGGATAAAAAGACAATAGTGGATACCAATTTGGAAAGCACAATAAGTAATGGACCAACTATTGCTGCAAGTATTGCAATTTCAACAATCACCAATCGTGTTTGTTCTGTCAAACTTTCCCACCATGTAACAAACTCTTTTATCTTTTCATTTACCCTTATTATGATGGGAGCCAATATACGTCCTATAGAAATAGATACTGTGTTAAGATTGTGCCGAACCATAATCAGTTGGGCATTAAAAGATTTCATGTAGGCTTCAGCAATCTGTTTGGTTAAATCCCCTCCCTTTTTCATCTGCTCTTGCCAATCTTTCATCTGGTCTGAGAAACCCATCAAAGCTTGAATGCCTCGCAACGAACGATCTTGGAAACCAAGTAACATCAAATTGACTTTCTTACCCTCATCTGACATTCCCATAAACCGTTGTTCCAAATCCCCAAAGATGTCAGCAAGGTTTCTCATTGTTCCATTTGTATCATAAATTGATAACTCCAACCGTTTCCATTCACCACGAGCTTTGATATTAGCTCGTTGTAAATCTCTTGTAGCAGTCCATAGGAGTGTGCCTGCTTCTTCAGCTTGAATACCCGCTGAAGCAAAAGCCATTAAAACTGAAATACCTTCTTCAATACTTTTATTTACCAATCGTAATGCTGGTGCGGCTGCATGTGTCATTGCAACAGAAAAATCCTCGATTTCTGCTGTTGTGGTAATAGCAGCAAAAGTATAGGCATTAGATACTCTTGTCATTGCTTCCATATTTTTTATTGGATCTTCAGAAGCCATACCCAAACCATTTACTGTTCGTACCAAATAACGAATAGCAGTATCCAAATTGGTTGAGGAAGCAATAGCAAAATCTTCTACAACAGGCAAAGACTTGATAGATTGAGCCGCTGAGTATCCTGCTTGACCCAAAGCAAAATATCCTTCAGCCAATTCTGTTGCAGAAAGAAGAGATTTTTTGGACAATTCAATAGCAGTTTGTCCCATCTGCTTACGCATTTCTGCTGTCATTCCCTTAGTCACAGCCGCAGATCGAGTTAGAGCATCATCAAAAGCAGCAAAGGCTTTAACCGTTTTTTGTCCAAAATAGGCAATGGGAAGGGTAAGTCGCAAAGTCAAATAACTTCCCATCCTACCCATTGATGCGGCAAAGTTGTTCATCCGTTGTTGAGCAGTAAGCAATGCTTTATCATATTGAGATGAATCCAACCGCAAATGTGCTACAACACTTCCAACATTCAAACCGATCATTGGCGTTTCCTCTTTTTGCTACTTCCCATTAAACCAGTCAAACCAAAGAAGAATTGTTTGGCTCTATCAATTTTCGTTTGAACATCCATTGGTGTTGGTATTTTTTCTTCTATTCGTTTGGAAGTAAACTTCAAAATGAAGTCTTCCACCCGAACAACAACACCACGTTTGATATATGAACGTCGCATTTCTGCTGCAATTTGAGCCAAATAATAACAGGTTTTGTCGAAAGCGTTGGCTTCCCAATCCAAATATTCCATCCATAGAACAAATTGTGAAGCCGATGTTTTCATCTTCACTTCGTCCAAGGACATCTTCAAATGCGAGGCGAGACGCAACCATCCCAATTCCTCGCTTTTCAGGAGTTTTTTGCTTCGGCTTCCTGTTTCTTACGAGCATCCTCAGAGAGTCCACTTAATTCCTGTGCTGTTTCAAACAACTTGTTCAGCATTGTGGATGGCCAAACTTGCATTACAGTAGCAGGAACCCCCTTGCCATCTGCGTCAAAAAGACAACATTCCAGCAAAGAGGATTCCAAACCACTGTAATCCTTGAAAGAGGCCACTTTGCCTTCTGGACTCAAAACAATACGGGAACCCATCTTGTTTAGATACTTCCCTTTTTGAAGTCCATCCAATTCTCTGAGAACATAATTTTTCTCATCAATGACTACTGGAATTTCCTTTAATGTAGTATGAAACACTAATTCAGCCATTTTTCTGTCCTTTCCTTAGTTAAGTATTATTTTTAACGCCCTAAATTTCGCACCACGTTCTTGCAGGGGCGATTTTCTCTGTAAATTCGGCTCACAGTAGCCCTAAGAGAAACATCGCCCCGCACAGAACGTTTTTAGGCTGCTGGTTGATAATCCGGAGCAACCTCATTACCACTATCATCCTGATTCGAGCAAATCACTGTACCCGTCGCAGTCGGCATTGCACCTTCTGCATATTCCCCAGGTGTGAAGTCATCCAACCAACCCCAGAACTCTATTGCTGAATCATCCGGGAAATCCACTCGAACAACACCATTTACACCAATGATAGAAAGCACTTGGTCATAAATAGCTGGGTCATATTGGAACGTACATGCCCCGTTGGTCAGAGTTTTCAATTGCTTAGGTTGTTTGGTCCTCCAATTCGTGTTACGCATTGTGGTCGTATCATTCTCACCACCTGCTGCAACACCAGGAGGGGTAACAGTCGTTTCCTTCAATAATATTGCTACCCCTGTACCCAAGGCATAAAACGTAATAAGTGTTGGATGCCCATCTGTCAAATAATTACTCATTTGTTACCCCTTTCATACTTTGTTAATTGCTGTAATAAAATTCATTGTAAACAATTTACGTCGTTTTGTTCCAGGTTCCTCACCCAACGCATTGATACCACCAATCACAGAAACATTATGAATTCTATAATTAGCAGCACCCAAAAGTGTCTCTGCATTATGTACAGCACAAAGTTGGGTAAGTATTTCATTACATTTATCCCATCCAGCCTCTTCACTTCTACATCGCAACACTGTCTCAACTCCATAATGCTGCATTATGCTTCCATCATCCATATTCCTCCCATCCTTAATGGGAGTTGTATTGTAAATACCTACAGCCACATCAGGTACATCAGGCAGATGTGAGATGTACAAAGGCCAATCAGCTTCGAGAGAAGGCAAAGAAAGTATTGATTCATCCATCAAGTGTGAAGCTATGATAGATGCGGGTGAATCATCCAATGCACCTTCAATCTCAAGAGAAGGCACTTCCTCCATCTCAAAAACACCGCCCGTTATCTGGGCAATTAAATCTCCACCTACGATTTCAATACTCATTAGATTTTCACCGTGATAGAACGATAAGGCGTCGTTGTACTTAGAGTCATTTCAAGTATGACCGTATCATCATCATCTGGGTCAAGCAATTCCTTAATACTGGCATTACCTGCTTTGCTTCTCCATTTTCCTGCTATCCATGCTGCCAGGATGTTCTGCAAGGTTTGGAACGTCATTGTTCCACCCTGCGTAAATCCCGTATCAGCCATCAATGCTGTTACAACCTCTGCGGCTGATAAGTCATTCAAACCATCAATCTTGCCATCCGTAACAGTATGGAGAGAAGTGACGGAACCGGAAAGCGTATCAATCTTACCATTTGTAGTGGCATGTAGAGCAGCAGCAGTACCGGCGACATCTGGTACAACTGTATTGGCTCCATTTGTACCCCTCATTGCTGCTCCATCTAACCCAGCTACATCAGCAGCTATGATAGTTACGTCAGTTCGAACGGCATCTATTTTGCCATCCGTGATGGCATGTAGAGCAGCAGCAGTACCGGCGACATCTGGTACAACTGTATTCGCATTATTTGTACCCCTCATTGCTGCCCCATCTAACCCAGCTACATCAACGGCAATAGTAGTAACTATTCCACCTACAACACCTATTAAATTATTTGTGGTTGTATGTAAACCAGCGGCAATTCCAGCAGCATCAGGAATAACAGTATTAAAACCTGTCGCCTTGTAACTGTCCTTATCAGTAGTAATCGGGTCGAGTGAAGTTATGGCTCCATTTGTACCCCTCATTGCTGCACCAGCCAAACCTTCAACCTCAGCTTTGATTGCTGTTAGTCCATCAGTACTATCGTCAATCTTGTCGCAGTAAGTTTTTAATGTGTCAACATCGGTAGGAATATTCGCGGCAGCAAGTTCATCCAAATAACCAGCACGAGTAGCTGTATAAGCACTTGCCAAAGCTGCACCATTTGTTCCTACCATTGCAGCACCATCTAATCCTGCCACATCACCAGCAATTGTCTCTATAGTAGTTTCTATAGTCTCCAACTTTCTTGTTGACCATGTAGTTTCATCCCAATATCCATCTTCTTTATAAATTGCAGGATCGGTATCTTCCGGGTCAACACCTTCTTGTTGGTGCGTTACAAGAATACAATCTCCCGCTGGAACATTCACATCAAAATCACCCACGAACATACCACCACTCTTATCCACCAAAGCGATAGCATAATCGTCAGCGGTTCTTGCTGCTGTTCCCCACGCTTCGAAGACTTCACCAGTCGGATACCATACCTGTCCAGCAGCATTGCGAATCACGCTGTAAAGATTAGTGGCTCCTGATTGGTATGCTCTTATTTCATTACTCATTGCATCTCCACCATGATCACCTGTCCACCTGCCGAAGGTACGGCAGGATATTCAAAAGCTCCAATGTCCCACGTTGAGCTTCTCGCCGTCCCAATGATGTCGTTGGAGTAAA